CCGTGTCTATAATTGTAAGAGACAGAATCTGGCGGACAATACGCCTGATGGTTTTGGTTGCAAGAAAAAGCATGAGGTACAACTTGGAACTGAATGCCTCTATTACACTGATGTTTTAGAGGGGATGGTACAAGGTATGGACGAAGGATCAAGATGCTACGCCGTGTTTAATGATTATCATAAAGCATTCTTGATGCATGGACTAACTGGCAAGGCTTTTGATGATGAGAGTGAATACACCATTAACGCAGACTCAACTGTATCTGTGAAAGTTAATGATAATCCATTCCCTTACCACCATGGTATCATCAACACAGGAGGAAATGACTACTGGCAGACTGAAGTTTTCACATATGAAGGAAACATCAAGATCCGAAATCTGGTGTTTTTCCAAAAATTAGAGACATTTGTGAATGGAGACGTACCAGCTAGACTTGTTAAATTTATTAAATTTAGTGAGGAAGAGCTGAAGAGTTTAGGAGTGGATAAATGGATCCCTAACATCTATGTTGCCAAGGATTTCTTCTTGAAGTTTGATAAGGAAATATCCCTTGAGGTCGGTGTACAAACCGCTTTGAGAACCAACAAACCTTACCCTGAATTTGAAAGGTGCGAGGAAAATGTAAGTGTTGGTATGATTAAAACAGTGAATTACAGTAATGTCACTGTTAAATCTTTGGTTGCAGAAATATCAAGCTTGAAGAAGACGACCACGACCATAGAACCTTTCTTTAAAGAAGAGATTGAAAGGACTAGAATCAAACCAGGATCTGAACAATTGAGTTTCCTGAAGCGTAGTGGAAGAACTTATGATAAGTTCTATGATTTTGCGGTCATAGATCTGATCTGTAAGCAATTCCAAGAGAGTAACGAAAGATTCTTTATGGACCGAGTTAATTCAGTCAATTATATATCTCTTGAGATTGACGAACATCGGTGGTGGACCGTGGGTTTGAAAACCACGCGTAATATCCTGCGTCAGCCCTTAGAATTGGTGACGAGTGCTTTTAAGAAATTAGGCAACAAATCCCTGACATCGTCCGTTGACTTTGTCATAACACAGCTTCAAAGGGAAATGAAGGAGGAGCAAGGTTCTTTAAGCGAAATGGCTGATATAGCAGAAGCCATAACAATTGCAAGAGTAATCCGGGCACAGCAAACGTGCAGGCTGAAGAATGTGCTTGATACGAGTAGCTCCGTAGCTAAAGCCTCCAGTAAATAGGAACTTGGAGGGGGGGTCATAACTGACCCTTCTCACCCTCTATTTCTTGCTCTAACTTCATGTTGTGTGACTATACCAGAAAGACTTACTTGTAAGACTGGTAGATATTGCACTAAATTTAGTTATTGTGAACAAGAAATAGTATGCGAAAAGGGTGAGGAGCATACGGCAGCGAATCAGATCATGCAAATTCTCTGGCATCCAAATTGGCGGTCACCAACGATAAAGCACCACTGCCCTAAGACTAATTTAGCTGCTTGTCTTAGAGCTTGTTCCAACAATGTCGGCCCTGATCCCAAAGTCCAAGAAGATTTTACCAAGTGGTTCAGAACTGTTAAAATTCCACAGTTTATGAAGGCACTTAGTAAAGAGCATTTGGTTGTTGACCTAGACGATTGGTTAAAGAAATATCCCATCAAATATAGAGAGAAGATTCGTATCTTTGTAGACACATCTATAATGCAAGGAGAAACCTCAACTTTTGAGGCTTTTCCCAAGATTGAGATGCAGTTTACGGAGTTGGGTCATGATGAGAAATTTTCGATACTCAATGATGTCAAAGAGAGACAAATCAATGCTCCACCTGATGAAAAGAAGTTCCTGGCCAATGCATTCATTAATTTGTTAGAAGGCATAGCCCATAGGCACTTTCCATCTTACTGTGGTAGGAAAAATTGGCTTGAAATATGTGACTCAATAGAAAAGGGTACATATAAGTTCAATGATCCTATATTCGGCGCAGCAGATGGCTCAGGTTTTGATATGACCCAACTTACTTGGCAGCACATGTTATTTAATGAGCTTATGAAAGCATGTGCGAACCACCCTAATGTTACGTGGTTGGACCCGATGAACATTGAAGGCTTCTTAAGAGCAATCAAAGAGTCGTTACTTTTGAAAGTGAACTCAGATGGTATTAAATATACCACCCAGGGCAGAGCGTCTGGGGATGGTTGGACCACATTAGGCAACACCATTCTGATGTCATCATATTGGGAATATACCTTCTTCAAATTTGGTTTTACGGAAGAGGATTATTTCCTTATGGTCAAGGGTGATGATGTACTCTTTGCTTTCGAAGCAGTTCATCATGACAGATTCAATAAGTTTTGGCCCACAATTTTTGCTACTAGCAAAATTAGGCAAGACTTTGGCTTAGGTCAGATCTGTACAAAGATATTGTTTGGCGATATAACAGAAATGGATTTCCTATCTAATCACTTCTTTTACAATGCAATGGGAAGATTGAGAATGACTAGAATACCTGCTCGAGTTATACAAACGACAAGTTGGTCGACTAAAGTTCCAAAGAACATCAGCAAAACCACCTTATCAGGTCAACTGAAAAGGATTAAGGTGGCTCGTAATTTGTGTTATTCCAAAGGCATGTGTCTGTTAGCGTGGGCTAAAGGGCTTCCGATTTTCCAAACTTTAGGTGAAACTTTAGTTAGGTTAGGTAAAGCAGGTAAACACCACGATTTTAACGAACACAGTGATACGTATCGCGTTTGGCATGATGTTGATGATTCTCAAGAATACCTGTTCTACTTGTGGCAAAGATTTAAGATCTCGGCTAGTGATGTAGAATCTATTGAGTTAAAGTTACGTTCTATTAACTCTCTACATGGTATAATCGACATTCCAGAGTTTGAAAAGTTTTACTGTTAAGTTTTCCTCACAACGACAAGTCAAAGTCTATAAAATTGGCCGCTCATACCACACACAATCACCTCTCTCTCAG